ACACTCATTATCATCAACTGGAACATTAGTAAGAACCTGGGAGGCTTATAATCATATTATAGATGGCCTTAATGGTGATGATGCTTTAGAATTTAATTGTGTTTCTACTCTATCTGCCACTGGTGCTCTTACGAAACACGGACAATCAGATCAGACATCGCAATTCTCGTTAAATGAAGAATCAAAGAATCTAAAAATATCTGCTCCAGTATCTTTATCCAGTAGTTCTACTTTAACTGTAACACCATTTTTTATTATAGGATTTACAAAGAGTCTTGAATCAACAACCAATTTATTGGCTTCTACTGCCAACCTTAAATTGGGTGAAGCCAATATCGCAGGATCATCCACTTTATCTGTATCCACAGCATTTAAACACGGAGATATATTAAGTTTAACATCAGCATTCACACAGACACAATCAGCGGGGTTGATCTATGACATCAACGCGGATTACAGTTGGAACACATTCAACCTTAACATCTATTTTGAATCAGGTTTCGTAGAAGATGGTTTCGTATCAGATCAGGGTGAATACAACTGGAACTTCCTGGAAAATTCTGCTTGGGATGACTGGCCTACGATCACTTGGATTGGTAATGAATCCACTTGGGACAACTGGCCTGATGATGTATGGGAACAGAGTTATACATTAGATTGGAGAGGTGTTTTCACTTCCCGTGCTAAAAATATTCTCAATGTTGGCAATGCCTTAGAATATACAGGTGTTTTTGCTTTAGCAGAGAATTCAGCATATGAACAGGAAGGTATTCCTGATGTGATAGAATCAACATTCGCAACCAACTTTACAGCGAATGGAATTATAGATGTCAGTATAGATATGTCAGGAGCATTTGCTCCAGATCTTACAGCCAATATTGAATATGCTTTGGATGAGGGTATCTTTATAACTGGAGCGTTCAACGCAGTCCTTACTGCAAATGCTATTACTGACACATTCGCTGACATAGATGCGGCTTTCACATTCGCGGTTGAACCCACTTTCAAACCCAGCGGTGAATCACAATTTGCGGTTGAGATCAACTCAGATTTCCTTGGTAATGAGATATATGGTCCGTCATTGGCTTTATCTGTATTGGCATCAGAACTTAGCATTGCAAGATTGTTCTACCAAGCAGATCCATGGAACATCTACAAGGTTAAACAGGAAATCAGAACCGTTATGGTGCCTGCGGAAAATAGACAAACATTGGTAAATGAAGAAAATAGAGTAAATATGATAACAGCAGAAACAAGAGCATATCTTGTTCCACAAGAAACAAGGAGTTTGAAATTGAGACGACCACCATTCAGCAATATCTATGCAACACCAAGAATTAGGAGCGAACAATAATGTCTAATTTGACAGGTTTCAGACGTGATAACAATGGCCTCTATGGGGAGAAGGACAAAGATGCCAATGTTCAATATGGATTAGATTTTACAGATTATCTAAACTCAGGTGATTCTATCAGTTCTGCAACAGTAACTATTTCAACCATATCAGGTGATGCCACACCATTGGCATTCCCTACAAATGCGGCCACAGATGTGTTGGTAACAGGTGGAGTGTTGGTAAACATAAGATTGGAAGGTGGTAGCAATGGCAACATCTACACTATCAAATGTGTGATCACAACCTCACAAGGTGACACAGATGCTCGTTCATTCAGAATAGTGGTTAAAGAGAAAGTATTATAATGTCAGATCAAAACAAAAAAACATACAAACTGGACCATGACCTAATTTTTAAATTGGCCGCAATCCATTGTACCTATCAAGAGATTGCTGACATAGTGGGCACCACAGTCCACAATTTGGAAAAAAGATTCAAACACGTGATTGAGAAGGCTCGTTCAGAAGGTAAAAAATCATTAAGAAAAGCACAGTTTGACAAAGCCCTACAGGGCGATGTTCGTATGCAGATGTGGTTGGGCAAACAATACCTTGGACAAGCAGATCAGCCCACAGACGAAGAAAATACACAGCCGCTTCCTTGGGAAGAATAATTACTATATCATTTAGAGATATATTAATGAAAAAAAACTTTAGATCTGACGATAACAGATTTCAATATAATAAGCAATTCAAATATCTAAGAACACCTAAACCCATATGGGAAACATTGACCGCGGAATTCAAATTCACGGTTGATTGTTGTGCCTCAGATGAAAACCATTTATTACCAAAATATTACACACAGGAGAATAATGCCCTTGACAAGGATTGGTCAGGCGAAGTGGCCTATATCCATCCAATGTTTGATGGCAAGATTGGCAAGTTTGTAGAGAAAGCGGCCAAGACCCCAAACTTTACAGGTGTGTTTTTGATACCAGCCTCAACCCATACCAAATACTTTCACGAATGGATATACCATAATCCAAATGCGGAAGTGCGTTTCTTAAGAAATCCCAAATATGGACATCACTTTGGACACGACGATGGCACAGAGGATAAACCCACAAAAATAGGATATATCAAACCATTGATGGTGGTGGTTTTTAGAAACAAATGAAATTATCAGAACCTCAAAAAAAGGTTGCTGATGACAAGGCTCGTTTTAGAGTACTCGTCACTGGCAGACGATTTGGCAAAACCACATTAGCAATCAGAGAATTATGTTATATCGCTCGCATACCCAACAGACTGGTATGGTATTGTTCTCCATCCTATAGACAATCCAAATCTATTGCTTGGGTAAAATTAAAACAGGTGTTAAAAGATCTACGTTGGGTCAAACGTATCAACGAAGCAGAACTAACCATAACATTGAAGAACGGCTCTCGTATCTGCCTCAGAGGAGCAGATAACAAAGATTCACTGAGGGGGGTTGGTATTGATTTCCTTGTGTTGGACGAGTGTGCTGACATAGATGAAACTGCTTGGACAGAAGTTTTAAGGGCTACCTTATCAGACACCAAAGGTACTGCATTATTCTGTGGCACACCCAAAGGTATGAATTGGTTTTACGATCTATACCAAAGAGGACAGAACCCTACAGAAACAGAATGGAGTTCCTATCAATTTACCACTATAGAAGGTGGATTTGTTGATAACAATGAAATAGAACAAGCCATGCGAGACCTGGATGCTAAGACATTCCGTCAAGAGTATCAAGCCACCTGGGAAACCTATTCAGGCATAATATATCACTCTTTTGATATGAATCAAAACGTCAGGACTTGTGATTTGCCCAAAGACCAAAACATCATTTCCATTGGCTGTGATTTTAATATGGACCCCATGTCAGCAGTGGTCGCATACATCAAAGATGGCATTGTAAATGTGTTTGATGAAATACAGATATGGAGTTCCAACACAGATGAATTGTGCCAGGAGATCCATCGTCGTTATCCAGGCAAGAAAATCTTCGTGTATCCAGACCCTGCCTCTCGTGCTCGTAAAACATCAGCAGGTGGTAAAACTGACCTCAGCATTTTAGCCAATGCAGGGTTTATACCCAAAGTGATGAGCAAACATATGGCAGTGAGAGATAGAGTAAATTCTGTCAATGCCAAACTCTGTTCTGCATCAGGTCAGCGAGGCATATTCATCCATCCAAAGTGTAAGAATCTGTTAAATAGTATTGCAAAACAGACCTACAAAGAAGGCACTGCTTTGCCAGACAAAACACAAGGATTTGATCACATGAATGATGCTTTAGGATATCTTGTTTCTTTCTTATATCCAATCAAAACACATTTTGAAGAACAACAACCTGAAAGATTTGCAGTCAAAGTAGGAGCACAAAGATAATGGCAGACATATTTGGTCTAACAGATAGAACTAATTCTGAAAACACCACAGACTTACCAACACATAAAGATTATGAAACTTATATCAACCAGTGGAAATTTCTTAAACGATCCTATTTAGGTGGCAATGAATTCAAACGAGGTCTGTATCTAACTCGTTATCAATACGAAACAGAAAACGAATATTTTGACAGATTATCTCAAGCCGCAGTGGACAATCATTGTAGGTCTGTGGTACACATTTTCAATTCGTTCTTATACAGACAAGATCCCAAAAGAGAATTTGGTTCTATACAAGGACCTGAACTGGAAGCATTCTTAAAAGATGCTGACTTTGAAGGTAGAAGTTGGGACTCATTCATTAGTGAGGTTAACATTCAATCTACCATATATGGCCATGTATGCTGTATAGTAGATCGTCCAGAAACGCAGGTAGGTACCAGAGCAGAAGAGTTGGCACAGGGCATACGTCCATATTGCAATATCGTGACTCCAGAAAATATTTTAGATTGGAGATTTATCAGACAGCCAAATGGACATTATGAATTAGAATACCTAAGAATATTAGAGCAAGACGATAGACCATTCCAAAAAGCCAATGAATATTATATCAAGACTTGGACACCAGAATATATCAGTTTAGAATCATACAAACCAAATCAAAAAAATCCAATTGAAATCATGGAACAGAAACCCAACCTTTTAGGCAAAATACCTGCAGTATGGGTATATGCCAACAGAGGACCTATTAGAGGAATTGGTGTATCTGATATAAACGACATTGCCATAGCACAGAGATTCCTACACGAATGTTGGTCAGAAGCAGAACAATTAATTAGATTGACCAACCATCCATCATTGGTAAAAACAAATTCAACTCAAGCATCAGCAGGAGCAGGTGCTATCATTACCATGCCAGAAGAGTTAGATGGCAACCTAAAGCCCTACCTTCTTCAGCCTTCAGGTGGTAATTTAGATGCCATACTTGCTACCATTGACAACACTATTAAAAGCATTGACAGAATGGCACACCTTGGAGCGATCAGAGCGATTGAAACTCGTCAGATGTCAGGAGTGGCAATGCAATCAGAATTTCTACTATTAGATGCCAAATTGTCAGAGAAGGCTCGTAATTTAGAATTGGCAGAAGAACAGATTTTTAGATTGTTTGCTCAGTGGCAAGGTATTGCCTGGGATGGAGAAATCAAATATCCGCGAGCATTCCACATCAGAGACAAGAATCTTGATATGGACATTCTTAAGAAAGCCTCAGATACCAATCCTGTCAATCCTCAGGTAAAGGCCATGATTGATTACAAAATTATGGAAATAATATCTGATGGCGAAGAAGAGATACAAGAACATCCAGCAACCACTCCAGCGGATAGATCCGCACACATCCAACAGATGATTATGGATGGTTACACAGATCAACAGATACTACAAATACATTCAGAAATTAGCCAGGCTGATATAGACGCGGCTAAACAACAATTATTAAACACAAATAATGAAACCGCATCTACAACACAAACACCTGCTGGTTAGGGCACAGGTCAATTCCCCACCTTTAAAAGATTTTGATCTTGGAGCAGAATTAGAAAATCTTGTACGTCATATAGATATGAAGATCCTGTCAGGACCACACACAGCGTGGTGTCCTGTAGAAGGTAACATGGGTTGGTCAGGCACAGTCATAATAGAAACATCATCTATCACATTTCACTCATGGACAGAATCACACTATCCTGTAATTCAATTAGACGTGTATTCTTGCAAAGATTTCAGCATTAAGACTATCCTATTATGGTTAAGTCAGTTTGATCCAGAAAAGATAGATTACAAGTTTCTTGACAGAGAACACGATTTTAGAGAAATATTAAATGAGCAAATAACCTACGATATGAATCCAGGTTTTTTAGGACTATAATGGGATTGAGAAAACTATACAGAGAACCAGTAGAAACAGCCAGACACGTTCAAATGAAAAGATTGTGTTTGGATTATTTTACTCATTACGACAAATTAATGAAAAAACCTACCATGCTGAATGCATCAAGAGCAAGAAAAGCCTGTGTGGAATTAAAGAGAGTGGCACACGCCAGAGGAGTTGAATTGTTAGAACTATATGCACCAACTCGTAATGGCGATAAAATGCCACCCTATGGAAAACAAAAGGAGCAACCCAATGGCTAAAAAAAATAGAAAGCCCTCAAGTAAACCATCAGGTAGAAGACGACCTATGGGCGGTAAGAAATCAGGCAGAAGAAGATAGTGCCTCAGGCTACAAAAAGAAAAATAAGTAGCAAAGATGTTTATGACTGGATTAGAACGAAAATTAGCACGAGAAATTCAAAAACTGGAAAAGCAATCTGCCCTTATGCGAAAGCAACTCTTGAGACAGAAGCGATCCAGGTTGTGCATGGAAAACCTAACCTTGTGGATCAAATTAATCACTGTTGTAATCTCTTTGATTCTCTTGCTTTGGACTGTGTCGTCATCATTCTTCAGCCTACGATAAAAGAATCAGCACTCGCCAAACTCTGTAATCAAGCACACAAAAACAACCCACAATTTGCCATCCTGTATGATCATCCAGACAACAAGGGCCTACATAAAGGTGTAAGTTTTTCCTTTGGCAAAGCACCTCTTATTATGATACAGAGATTGAAACAATTGAAAAATGCACAACGACAATTACAAAAAACTGATTATTATGAGTCTTGGGGTCTTAACCCTAATGATTCTATGTTCTATTAAAGCATTATAAATAATAGCAGTGAGCAAATCCTAATCACGGAAAACAAAAAGGAGGATCACGATGGATCAAAAAACATCGCAAGACGGATCAGTTGGTACTGCAACGATTGATACAGTCTCTAAAACAGAGCAGGACATAGCGGACAATCAACCCGCGAAAACTTATACCCAGGCTGAACTGGATGGATTAATGGCTGAAGTTCGTAAAAAAGCAGAAGCCAAATATGAAAAAAAGTATGGTCAGGTAGATGTTGAGCACTACAGAAATCTCTTGGAAAAGGAAGAATCTGAAAAGATTGCCAAAGCCAAAGAGAAGTCAGAGTTTGAAAAATTGTTGAAGGAAAATGCTGAAAAGTTTAACAGCAAAATCTCAACACTAACTTCTGAACTGACCAAGATAAAAGTGGATGGAGCATTAATAAATGCGGCATCTACCAAACGAGCCATAAACCCAGAGCAGGTAGCAAGGCTGGTTAGAGAAAATATCAAAATGTCAGAGGCAGGAGAAGTGGAAGTGATTGATCCTAAAACAGGGCAAACGAGATACACTGAAAACGGTGATCCGCTGACGGTAGATGGGTTGGTAAGTGAATTCCTACAAACTAATCCACATTTCGTTTCAGCAGGCACACCAGGCGGTGGCTCCAAGTCCAACACTCAAACTGAAGGTGTTCAAAAAGTTGATGTTAATAAATTGGATATGAAAAATCCAGAACATAGAAAGATCTATGCTGAGTATCGTAAGAAACTGGGCTATTAGATCGTAACAACAACTAAAAGGAGATTAGTCAAATGGCTAATGAATCAACAACAACAACATTGAATGACCTAATTGCACCTATTGTGCAAGAGGCAATGTTCGTGGCATCAGAAACAGCAATTATGCCAGGACTTGTAAAAGTATTCAATGTACCAGCAAATGCTGGTAAGGTATTACAAGTACCTTTATACTCAACACAAACAATCGCAAGTGACGCAGGTGAAGCATCTGATCTATCAAACACAGCAGTTTCAACTGATGTTGCAAACATCACATTAACTGAAGCAGGTATCATGACTACCTTGACTGACATGGCAAGAAACCATTCAATGTCAAACGTGGTTGCTGACCTAGGTAAGTTATTTGGTGAAGCGATTGCAAAAAGACACGACAGAGCATTAACAGGCTTATTCTCATCTTTCACAGCATCAATTGGTGCGGCTCAAGACGAGATTGAAGTAAAAGACTTATTTGAAGCGTATGCTACTTTGAAATCAGCGGCGGTTCCAGGTCCTTACTTTGGCGTGTTCTCACCAAAAGCAATCTACAATGTTAAGAAAACATTGACTAACTCATTCGTAAATCCAAATCCTGCGAATGTGGTTAATCAAGCAATGAGCGAAGGCTACATTGGTAGAATCGCAGGTATTGACATCTACGAAAGTTCAAACGTAGTTCAATTATCTGATACTTCAGTGGTTAATGCTGTATTCAGCAGAGACGCTTTAGGTATAGCGATTGCTCAACAATTAAATGTTGAGACTCAAAGAGACGCTTCATTAAGAGCAGAAGAAGTAGTAGCATCTACAAGATACGGTGTAAACATTCTTCACAACTCTTATGGTGTGAAAATCTTAGGAGACAACCAAATCAACTAATAATTGATTTTTTTGTTTTTTGAATTAAAGGGCGGTAGCAATATCGCCCTTTTTTTTTAAATATGGATATGACAGCAGTGGTTTGGTTCAATGGTCCATCTCAAAAAAAATTAATCTATACCTTGCCACCTCAAACATTAGAAGTGGGGTGTAATTTTATAGAGCGGTATAGACCTGTGCATCACGTGTGTGCTTATGACATACCAATTGTGCAGAAAATATCCATAACACCAG